AGAAATGGTTTGCTACAAATGTAGACTACAAGCATGAAGACTTAATACCCCTACCACTTGGAATTGCAAACAACAAAGCTCCCTTTAGAGATGCAATAACAGACTTTCAAACACTGAGAGAGTTATCTAGCTTCTCACACCCTATAAGCAATAAGATTATCAACAAAGTCTATACATGTTTTGGCATTGAACAATACCCAGCTCACAGAAGTGCAGTTAGAAATATCTTAGTCAACAATAACATGACTCAGCATAATAATTTAAATTGCTCTATTAACACCCACATTTCTTGGAAAGAATATGCAACAGATCTCAAGGATTACCTATTTTTAGCTTCACCGAGAGGAAACGGTATACAGTGTCATAAAACATGGGAAGCACTACTCTTAGGATGTATTCCAATAGTCGATAAACATTTTAGCTACGATTACAATTCTAAAAACTTACCTATTATTCAAATTGATGATTGGAATAAGATTACACCGGATTTTCTGAAACCATGGGCAACAGCTTACAAGGAAAAAAAATTGTTTAACAATCTACAAGAATTGACGCTCGAGTATTGGATAAATAAAATTTTATCTGCACAAGATGCTCTATAAGAGTTGATTTTATATAAAATCAATATACAATGACACTATGATTATATCACAAAAACTTTACGACGGCAAATTACTTCATTCACGCTTTGCTTATAAATTCTTTAGAGACAAGACACTACCTATTGGCAATATTGTTGCATTTAGAGCTCCAATGAAGGTTGAAGCTGAAGGTATGATTGATAGTGAGGATGTTCTTAATAATGATTACATCTATAGCGATGATGCAATAAATTTTCTCTGGGAAATTCCTTATCTTGATCCGATTGGAGCTGTTGCTTGGCAGCGCCTTTTTAATACACAGATTGCTAATATCTTAAGCACTCAGTACCTCAAAGCGCCTATTGAAGTAGATGGTGATGATTTGATTGTACATAAAGAACATAATCAAGCAGGTATTGCACAACCAAAAGGTAAATGCAGTGTGAGCATTACATATACAAAGAACAATGTAGCTCTTGGACATACAGGTATTAATATTAGCGCTGGTAAAAAGGCACCTGCATTTGCTTACTCAACAAATCTGACCGACGACCAAACAAATAGCTTTATGCAATCAGTTATAGAATTGTTCTATACAATGAACGATGACATTTTTATTGCAACAACTAAAGTTATTAGCTAATGACAATATTTGATATTATATCAGATATTCTTTTCTTAAAAAAGAAAAAGACACTTACTAATATTGATAGTGAGTCTGGGTTCTCACCTTACATGCTTAATAGATGGGTAAGTATGTATTCAAACAGTTTAGCAATTAAATGCAATCTATTAAACAAGTATATGGGGTTTAATAAACTGACACTATATACGTTGTTTTTTAATATTTTTGATCGCTATCCGCAAAAGAAAATCACCTATTTTAAAAAAAATAAAGAACAGCAAAATGAATCTGATACTAATCAGTTGCTTGCCAATGTATTAGAACTTTCACAACGAGAAATTGGTCTGTATAATGACGTATTGACTTCTCTAAAAACCTCATAATATATTAATATGCCTGCCAATATTGATCTCCTACCTACACAAAAAAGTTTAATTGATTTATCTGAATTACCTAAAAATTCTTTTAATTCTATATTTTACGGATTTAGCTTAAAGCAGCTTCTCGATGACGTTATGCTTGTTAAATTTGTAGACGAAACAGACGACGGCCGCAGTATAATGAGGAACGGCATTGTTGTGCCTGTTAATGTTGATACTAAAGCATGGAGAATTGGAGAAGTTATATTAGCAGGTCCCAATACTAAACACGCTAAAATTGGTGACTATGTATGCTTTCCAAATAACCTTGGCATACCAGTTGCTAATATTGCTGTCGACAATTATGGCACTCTTAAGAAAGGCATTTTTCTTAACGAGCAGCGTATTTTTGGAATCTGCTCTGTCCTTAAAGATGAGACAAGCGTTGCTGCACATACGACGAAGAAGAAAAAATAGTGAATGAAGGTATCTGTAGCTACATTAAGGACCATTGTTCAAAACAATGTTACTGAGATAAAATTCTTTAGAAGAAGGCCTAAAGCCGGGTATCCTGCAACAAGAAGAATGCTATGTACTACAAGTTTTACACTTCTCAATAGTACTGAAGGCCGCTTAGTTTTAAATTATAGGCCAACAAATAGACCACCAAGATTTAATCCAACACAAAGAGATTTATTAATAGTATGGGATATCTTTATGCAGGATTACCGTTGTGTAAATATGGCAGCATGTAATCTTGTAGCAACAATACCAGCAAATAAAGAGTTTTGGAAATATTTCACACAGAAGCTTGCAAGATTAACACCGCAACAGAAAATTGCATTTATGAACAAATGACAACAACTAAAATAATAGCAGCAGTAGATAAACATCTTCAAAAGAGTGTTATATTCACTATTGACAACAAAACAATTAAAACAGGTAGAATTTTACTCTTTAGTATAAAGGATTTTTTCTGCTCTTTTCTTCTCGCTAATGATGTAAAAAAGAAGCGGTTTTTATATGAAATACCTTATCCTTTTGACTTCATTGAAAATGAAACAGAGTTAGTTTTTGACTATACACTCAGTACATTTACACAAAATAACCCAGCAATAAAAGACGATCTTCTTAAATTCAGAAATAAAAAGTCATCCAAACTCTTTAATAAAAGGGTTAAGTTAAAGATTTCTGTTTAATTACAAAAGTATTATACTATAATAAATTGTGCTTAGTAGATACCTGAACCATTTTCCAAGGGACTATACGCCTTCAGATCAACAAGTTAAGCTCATTAAAAAGATTGAGCATGCTTTTAACAAGGGTAAAAAGTTCGTTATCGCTTGCGCCCCAACTGGATCTGGTAAGAGCTTTCTTGCAAAAACTCTAGCAGGCATGAGCACAACTGCAGATTCTGAATTCTCTGATTTAGTTAAAACTTATAAAGCATATAAACAAGACTTCACCGGCAATTATCTGCATGAAGCAGAATGCTTTAATTCGCCGCCGTTCGGTGCTTTTGCTCTCACTATTACAAAATCTCTTCAGAACCAATACTTAAAACTTTTTCCTGAAACATCTCTCCTTAAGGGTAAAACAAATTATATCTGCGATATTGATCCAAACTTTGATGTTGAGACAGCACCGTGCCTGTTTGTAAATAAAATAAAGGATGATTGTTGGAATAAAAACAGATGCCCTTACTATAATGCTCGTAATGATGCGCTTGTATCACAATTTGCAGTATTAAATTATAAAATGTTTTTATCACTGCCTAAGCATTTGAAAAGAAAAAACTTTATAATTTGTGATGAAGCATCAGAATTAGAAGATGAATTAGTTAAACAATTCTCAGCAGAAGTTAATTATGAGCGCCTCAAGGGATATGGTATTGAACACCGTACACTAACAACAGAATCATATGAAAAAACAAGAAGTTGGGTCACTGATCTTATTTTTAATATTACAGAAAAAATTAATACACTAATCGTCAAAGCAGGTAAAAAGCAAAATACATTATCGCAGCCTGACAGAATAAAGTTATTATACTTAAAAAATATAGTCAACTCTCTCACAACAATTGATACATTATGGAAGGATTGTGAGTTTATTGTTGATCGAGATGCAAAAAAAGTAACCTTCACACCGCTCAAAGTTGATAGGCTGTCAAAAAATATTTTTGATTATGGTGACAATATACTTCTTATGTCGGCAACGGTTATTGATCATAAAAATTTTGCTAAAACATTAGGCATTACAGATTACGAATATGTAGAGGTTGATTGTAGTTTTGATGCTGCAAAATCACCTATATATGTCACATCAAAAAACAAGCTCAACTACAAAAATCTTAAAGTTATAATTCCTGATATTATTAATCAGATAAAACAAATTGTTGATTTTCATAAAAATGATAAAGGTATAATACATACTCATACACAGGAAATAACAAATCTTTTGCGCGACAGACTTCAAACTAATAAGAGATTTTTGTTTCGTGATATTGCAGCAAATAATGAAAACATATTAAATGAACATTTCAACACTGATTTTCCAACTATACTTGTTTCTCCATCTTTGTCTTATGGTATAGATTTAAAGGACGATCTTGCTCGCTTTCAAATTATTGTTAAACTTCCTTTCCCTCCTCTCTCTGCAAAGCGAATTAAAAAACTGTTCGATATGGATAAGTCATGGTATGAAAATAAGATGCTAAATTCACTTGTTCAAGCTTGTGGTAGAGCAACACGCAGTAAGCATGACTATTCAACAACATATATCTTAGATGGTAATATCGTGAATGTACTTAAAAATACAAAGAACAAGCTTCCTCAGCATTTTATTGATAGAGTTTGCTAATAAATAATAGAGTGAAGAACTATACGTATCATTTTGAGATAAAAGACCTTATTACTCAATTTGTTAATGCTTTTGATAATATCATTATCAAACGATTTAATATTAATAGAGCTGCAGAAAGTAGCATTCAGGTTAGATATGTATATTCTCCAAAACAGAGAGTAATGTATGATTTGGTAAATAAAGCACAAAACTTAACTGTACCAGTTGTAGCAGTAAGTATTTCTAATGTTGCGCGAGATGAAAACCGAGTATTCAATAAAATAGGCGGATTTTATTTTCCGCAAGGCACTAATGGCAGAAATGGAACTGCACAAACTGATTACTATAAATCGCCCATACCTGTTAATATAACACTTAACATGTCTATTCTTACTAAATTTCAGACTGATATGGATCAAATTATTTCAAATTTCGTACCCTATAATAATCCATATATTATAATTTCTTGGAAAGTACCTGAAGATATGATTGAGAATGGATTCTCAATACCGCAAGAAATTCGCAGCGAGGTGCTTTGGAACGGTAATATAGCTCTTACATACCCAACAGATATAGTTGCTTCTGACAAATATAGAGTTGTTGGTGATACTTCATTTATTATTAAGGGATGGTTGTTTGGCGATCCACAGTTCCCCGCTTCGAATATTTTCTTCGTTGACAGTAATTTCTATAGTGTATCTAGTCTACTTGATGCCAGATTTGAAACGTTAAGCGGAAAAACATTCACCTACCCTACATCGGCCGGTCTGCCATCAGACACAGAGTCAGTACATCTATCCGGATTCCCACAAATCACTAACTTTGATTATACTTTTTCTAATAACGGATAATATGAATTATATTCTAATAAATCGCGATAACATAGCTTATCTATCTTTTACAGGATATTTTTATGATAAATTAAACTACGTTCTATTAAGCGCCACAGACAGTACTATGATGCCGTATGTTAGTGTTATTGAATATTCAACTACCAGTCAAAAGGTCTCCGCAGCTTTTCCGCCTATATCAGGATATTTGTATGATAACTTCCTTATACAGGGCCAAAATAGACTCTCCATAACAATTGCTAATCTTTCTGCAGGTATTTTTGATGTTGTATTAGGCAATGCAGCTGGTTACACAAAGCTTTCTAGTAGAAACTACTTATTATCAACAAATTGATAGATATTTAAATGATTTAGTATATCATAAATAATAACATATGGCGGACTCTAATCGCGAATCTACGTTTGGCAGAGATCTAATGAAGTTTATCTCTTCAAAAATGCCTTACCAGCAAGTTGATGTTAATAGTAAAATTAACACTCTCAATCCCAAGTATGATGTTTTTTACGATCAGGGCACAAAGAGGGCTGATGCATTAGCAAGACAATCTATCTCAAACACCACTTTCTATACCGATGACTTGTTTGGAAATATTTTAAGGGATAAAAACTACCATGAGTTCATGTACGCTAATATACAGCCCGATAAAATTAGACGTCTCATGGACTATCGGGTCATGGCTGCTTTTGCTGAGGTAGCTGATGCACTTGATGAAATCTGTGATGAATTCATTAATAAAGACGATAACGGTGATATTGTAAAAATTCTTTTTAAAGATATTGATCTTTCTGAATCACAAAAAACTAAAATAAGAAAAGAGTTTCAAAAGTATATTGGATTTTTTGATTTTGATAACAAAGGGTGGGAATATGTACGCAACATGCTAGTTGATGCTGAAATTTATTTTGAGCATATTATTCATAAAAAATATCCCAAAGAAGGTATTCTAGGAATACTTACAGTACCATCTGATACAATTGATCCTGTTTACGCTAATGTTCAGAATATGAACATTAAAGGGTATCTTTTGAGAAAACCTGTGTACGATTTAAAGAACCCATCTAAAGTTGCTAAGACAGAATTAGTGCCAATGGAAGTCAACCAGATAACATATATCAATT